TGTAACAATATCCAGATGGCAAAGAAGATTGCCCTTAATAGTGCTTATGGTGCTATCGGCAATCAGTACTTTAGGTATTACAAACTTGCTAACGCAGAAGCCATTACTTTGTCTGGCCAAGTATCCATACGTTGGATAGAGAACAAGATGAATGCCAAGATGAATAAGATTTTGAAAACTGAGGAGGTTGATTATGTTATTGCTTCAGATACTGATTCCATCTATCTTAATTTGGGTCCTTTGGTTGAACGTGTATACGAGGGCAGAGAGAAAACTAATGAAGGCGTTGTCACGTTCCTTAATAAGGTGTGTGAAAATGAATTTGAGCCTTTTATTGAGGGTTCTTACCAAGAATTGGCCGACTACGTAAATGCTTATGATCAGAAAATGGTCATGAAGAGGGAGAATATTGCTGAAAGGGGTATATGGACTGCTAAGAAAAGATACATCTTAAACGTATGGGATAGTGAAGGAGTTAGGTATGAAGAACCTAAGTTGAAGATGATGGGTATTGAGGCAGTTAAATCCTCTACACCTGCACCTTGTAGAGCAATGATTAAGGATGCTTTGAAGTTGATTATGAATGATACTGAGGAGAATGTTCAGAAGTTTATTGAAGAATGTAGGATTAAGTTTAGAAAACTTCCACCTGAAGATATTGCTTTTCCAAGAACAGCAAATAATGTTCAGAAATATAAATCATATGCTTCGATATATGAAAAAGGAACTCCTATACATATACGGGGCGCATTACTTTTTAACTATTATGTGAAGCAAAAAAAATTGGATAATAAGTACTCTCCTATCGGTAATGGTGAGAAAGTAAAGTTTCTATATTTAAAGAAACCAAATATTATTCAAGAAAATGTAATATCTTTTATTCAAGATTTCCCTCACGAACTCGGTCTTGATATGTACATAGATTACGATCTACAATTTGATAAGAGTTTTGTGGAACCACTTAGAGCCATTCTAAACGCTATAGAATGGAGTGTGGAAAAAACTGTAAACCTGGATTCTTTTTTCTCTTAATGGAATTACCTATCAATCATAAAGATTTGAAAACAATAGTAAATGCTCTTGCATTAGGGGGTGATACTCGACTTTATTTTCTATTAAAGAATGTTGTAGATGATGCAAAGTTGAAGCAAACTACGGATATTCATCATCTTGCCGATCAAGAAGTTCAAGTGTATTCTGAGTCTGATGATTATCAATGTAAACATGGAACGTGTGATATCTAATGAATGATAAGTGGTATTATGTAATGCCTCCCAATATAAACATAATGAAATGTGAGTTGGGGGATACAGCAATCCAATATCTTTGGAATTGTATTGAAACTTCTAGAGAGAATAAAGTTAACGCCAACAAAAATCTTGCGGGAAATATAGAGGAGAGTTTATATCTTACAGATGTTGATAATTATTTTTGGGATAATCATTTAGAGAAGATGTGTACTCAGTACCTTAAAGAAAATCTTTATTGCACTTCTTTTAGAAATAATTTCACAAATGGATTTAGTGAGAAAATGTTGATGAGGGAGTTCTGGGTTAATTTCTCAAAACAAACTGAGTTTAATCCAGTACATAATCATGGTGGTGTTATGTCTTTTGTAATTTGGATGCAGATTCCAACTAGATCTCAAGAACAGCACGATCTTCCAATTTCTAAAAACACTACAAATCCATCATCATCAGATTTTCAATTTTTATATACTGATATTCTTGGTGGTATTTCTCCTATGACTTTTGAAATGGATCCAGAAATTAATGGTACTTTAGTTCTATTTCCATCAACTCTTAGTCATCAGGTATATCCATTTTTTGAATGTGATGATTATAGAGTTTCTATATCAGGTAATATATATTTTGATACGAAAGCAGGATTTAATATTGATACTAGTGGTAGATCTTAAAATAATATGCTATAATAATTTTATTGAGGTTTTAGAATGGATTTTTTAAAAGAGATAGTAAAGGAGATTGGAGACGAATACACCCAAGTCGCATCAGACATCCAAGAAACCGAACGATTCATCGACACAGGTTCATACATCTTTAACGGACTGGTTAGCGGTTCCATTTTTGGTGGTGTATCTAGTAGTCGCATTACTGCCATCGCTGGTGAAAGCAGTACTGGCAAAACTTACTTCTCCCTCGCAGTGGTCAAGAACTTTTTGGATAATAATCCTGATGGTTACTGTCTTTATTTCGATACTGAGGCTGCCGTTAATAAGAAACTACTTGAGTCTCGTGGGATTGACTTAAGTAGATTAGTTGTTGTTAATGTAGTTACTATTGAAGAGTTTAGATCAAAGGCACTTCGTGCTGTAGATATATACTTGAAAACATCCGAAGAAGAACGCAAACCTTGCATGTTTGTTTTAGATTCTTTGGGTATGCTTTCCACAGAAAAAGAGATAAGAGATGCTTTAGATGATAAGCAGGTTAGGGATATGACTAAATCCCAACTTGTGAAAGGTGCTTTTAGAATGTTAACTCTGAAGTTGGGTCAAGCAAATATTCCACTAATAGTAACAAATCATACCTACGATGTTATCGGTTCTTATGTCCCAACTAAAGAAATGGGAGGCGGCTCTGGTCTCAAATATGCCGCAAGTACGATCATTTATCTCAGTAAAAAAAAGGAAAAGGATCAGAAAGAGGTTATTGGAAACATTATTAAAGCTAAGACACATAAATCAAGACTCTCCAAAGAAAACAAGGACGTCCAAATTCGGCTCTATTATGACGAAAGAGGATTAGATCGTTATTACGGTTTATTAGAACTTGGTGAAATTGGGGGAATGTGGAAAAACGTTGCTGGACGTTATGAAATGAATGGTAAAAAGATATATGCCAAAGAAATCCTTAAGAATCCTACGGAATACTTCACCGATGATATAATGGAACAGTTGGACAAAATTGCGAAGGAACACTTCTCCTATGGAACGAATTGAAACCACCATTCTCAGGAATCTGGTATTCAATGAAGATTTTTCTCGCAAAGTTATTCCGTTCATAGAACCAGATTATTTTGAAGAAAGAAAAGAAAAGATAATATTTGAAGAAGTAACTAAGTTCATTATTAAGTATGGTTCTGCTATAACCATAGAAGCACTTAATATTGAAATAGAAAATAGAACAGACTTAAATGAGTCTGAGATAAAAGAAACAAGAGATATTTCAAATACTTTACATGATTCTCCATTAGAACAGCAGTGGTTACTAGATACTACTGAGAAGTGGTGTAGAGATAGAGCGATCTATCTTGCACTAATGGAGTCAATTCATATTGCTGATGGTGAGGATGAGAAGAAGAATAGAGATGCTATTCCTTCTATCCTATCAGATGCTTTAGCAGTATCTTTTGATAGTCATATAGGTCACGATTATTTAAATGATTATGAAGAGAGATACGAATCGTACCACAGGAAGGAAGATAAGATCCCGTTCGACCTTGAATATTTTGACAAGATTACGAAAGGAGGTCTACCGAATAAAACTCTCAACATTGCTCTTGCTGGCACAGGGGTTGGAAAGTCTTTATTCATGTGCCACATGGCTAGCAGTGTCCTCCTCCAAGGAAAAAACGTACTCTACATCACTCTCGAAATGGCAGAGGAAAAGATTGCGGAGAGGATTGACGCTAATTTACTTAATGTCAATATACAAAATATAACCGAACTTCCCAAACCTATGTTTGAGAATAAGGTTAGTAGCCTTACTAAAAAGACGCAAGGATCATTAATTATAAAAGAGTATCCAACTGCCTCTGCCCATTCAGGACATTTTAAATCATTACTTCAAGAGTTATCGTTGAAGAAATCATTTAAACCTGATATAATATTCATAGACTACCTTAACATCTGTGCTAGTTCACGATATCGTCAAAACGCCGCTGTCAATTCCTACTCGTTCATCAAAGCGATTGCGGAAGAACTCAGGGGTCTCGCAGTTGAGGCGAACGTTCCGATTGTATCTGCCACTCAAACTACTCGTAGCGGTTTTGCTAGTAGCGATGTGGACCTTACTGACACCTCTGAGTCTTTTGGACTCCCTGCTACTGCTGACCTTATGTTTGCCCTTATTTCTACAGAAGAGTTGGAAGGGTTAAACCAAATAATGGTGAAGCAATTAAAGAATAGATATAATGATCCTACTATCTTTAAAAGATTTGTAGTAGGAATTGATCGTGCCAAAATGAGGTTGTATGATGTTGAACAAAAAGCACAAGAGGATATCCTTGACAGTGGAAAAGAAGAGGAGTATAATCCACATGAGGAAAAGAAACCTAAAAAATCATTCGCAGGATTTAAATTTGATGGATAGACAAGTTGATACGCAAAAGTATCTTGAGTTTGTAGATGGAGTTACATCTCAAGAATCAAAGGATTATATTTCATTTAACTCTAGATGTTTTCAGATACAATCAGTAGAAAGTGGTGATGGACTTCCTGTTCATCGTTTATTAACTGCTGCTCTTGGTATGTGTGCTGAGTCGGGTGAGTTTACTGAGATAGTAAAGAAGATTGTATTTCAAGGTAAACCAGTTAATGCTGATAATCTATATCATATGAAGAGAGAACTTGGGGATATAATGTGGTATGTTGCTCAAGCGTGTATGACTCTTGATACTACAATCGATGAAATTATTGAAATGAATGTAGAGAAGTTAGAAAAGAGATATCCTGGTGGAGAATTTGATGTCCACTATTCAGAAAACAGAAAGGAAGGTGATGTGTAATGCATGATTCCTCTAAGTTATTAACTGGGTTAAAATTCAAACAGACTTTAAGATATGGTGAGAACCCACAACAGAATGCAACTTGGTGTGTGTACCCAGATCATGGTTTATCATCAGCAAATCAATTACAAGGTAAGGAATTAAGTTATAACAATTTAATAGATTTAGATGCAGCAGTATCAACAGTACAGGAATTTCCTGATGAACCTGCTGCTGTTGTAATTAAGCATACTAATCCTTGTGGAGTTGCTATAGGAGAGACTATAGATTCTGCATTAACAAGAGCATTAGATTCTGATAGGGTAAGTTGCTTTGGTGGTATTATTGCTCTTAATAGAGAAGTTAATGCTGCTTGTGCTAATGAAATAACAGGTGCTTTCTATGAATGTATCGTTGCTCCATCATTTAGTGATGAAGCGAAGGAAATACTTGCTGCTAAAAAGAACTTGAGATTGCTTGAGTTAGATGTTAATGATATGCAACTAAAACCATACAATGTTAGAAGTATTCTTGGTGGTGTATTGGTGCAAGAAAAGGATAATGATCCAGTTAATATTGATGATTGGAAAGTAGTTAGTAAAAGAGAACCAACAACTCAAGAATTAATTGATCTTACTTTTGCATGGAAGGTTTGTCGTCACGTTCGTTCTAATGCTATTTTAGTTGCTAGTGATGGTGCTACATTAGGTGTAGGTGCAGGACAAATGAATCGTGTTGGTTCAGCAAAGATTGCTTTAACTTCATACACTCAGGTTAGTGGTGCTGCATTAGCAAGTGATGGATTCTTTCCATTTGGTGATAGTGTAAGACTAGCATATGATTATGGCATCAAAGCAGTCATTCAACCAGGTGGAAGTATTAAAGATCAAGAGTCTATTGATGCTTGTAATGAGTTGGATATGACTATGATATTTACAGGTAGACGACATTTCTTACATTAATGGATTATAAAGTTTACAAATCTGAATTGATAATTAAACATCAATCAGAGTTTATAGATCTTATTAATACGTCTTATGATCTTCATCAAAGAATATTTAATGAAGATTCTACTTGGTCTTATTACAAATATAATTTCTTTTCATTATCTGCACCATCATCATTATCTTACAAATTATTTGTGGAATTAAAAGATCTCATCAATAGTTATATTCCTAATGATAATGCAAGGTGGATGCAGTGTTGGATTAATTATCATTATCCAGATCAAGTGTTAAAATGGCATAATCATCAATGGGATTATCATGGATATATAAGCATAGATCCAAAGAAAACCAGGACTGTTTTTTCTGATTATGAAATTAAAAATGAGGTTGGTAATATTTACATAGGTCCTGGAGAAAGAGAGCATAGAGTGGTTGTTGATGAGAACTTTAATACTCCAAGAATTACTTTAGGATTTGATATATCATTTGAATCTGAAGATACGAGTGATACAATATCTTTAATTCCAATTACAAAATAAAAAAATTATGAATTACGCATTACTAAGTGTATCAGATAAAACGGGTATTGTAGATTTCGCAAGATCTCTAGTTGATTATGGATATACCATTATTTCTAGTGGTGGAACACATTCTGTAATAGCAGCAGAAGGAATACCTGTAACTAAGGTTTCTGATTATACTGGATCACCAGAGATTCTTAATGGAAGAGTAAAGACATTACACCCAAAGATTCATGGTGGTATTCTTGCACAACGTGGTAATCCTGTACACGATATGGATCGTAATGCAAATGAGATTGGATTGATTGATATTGTTGCAGTAAACTTATATCCATTTAGAGAAACAGTTGCTAAACCAGATGTAACTCTCGCAGATGCAATTGAGAATATTGATATTGGTGGTCCTAGTATGGTAAGATCAGCAGCAAAGAATTATAAGGATGTTGCTGTAATGACTAACCCACATCAGTATGGGATTTATATGGATTCAATAAAAGGTAATATATCAATTAAACCTGAGACATTAAGAGAACAATTTATGGTAGAAGCATTCAGACATACTGCTGAATATGATACTACTATCAATAGATGGATGGAAGACCGAGTTCTTTAAATAAATACTTGAAAAAAGTAATTTAAATGGCAGGGGAACGGGGATTTGCTTACGAGAGTAGAGTCCATAATAGATTAAATGCTGGTGGATTTGTTCCTGCTGGATTTACACCTGCTGGATCAGATCCTAATGCTCCTGATGCGATGTTTACGTATGGTGGAACAAGTCATAAACTAGAAGTTAAATTAGATTTAGCAGCAGATTACGGTCAAGGCACTTTAAATTATAGTCAAGGTGTTTGGTCTTTAGGTGGTGCTAATACTGCAGCAGCACAAGAATTAAGAACTTTGATGAGAGCAGTTGGTGTTGAACCTTTTGTAAATCGAGTATGGGGTGTTCAAGGTGCTCCAAATAAAGGGACAGTAATACCTGCAGAATTTACTCAGGCAATGGTAAATGAAGATTATAGAAAATTTACTGATAAATTTGTAGCAATACCATCGTCAGCATTACATAGTTATTATGCTGCCAAGCAAACTTATTATATTCAAGTTGGTGGATATGGACTTTATTACATGGCAGCAAATCCAGCAGGATTAGATGTGCCACAATTTGCACCAGGATTAAGAGTAAGAATAAGAACAAAAAGAGGTGGTAGTACACCCATATATAATTACAGATTTACTACAGCACTTCAGGTAACACAAAAACCTGCTATATCTCCTGTAAATATAGATCGTAGCATTGCATTTCTATCTGAATAATGGATAAATTGATGGATCAACTCATTATTGAGTTTAAAAAAATAAAACATGTTCGTGGGAATTTATTTGAAAGTTTTCTTGAATTTGTGCATTTATGCCTAACAGATAAGAAAGATGATAAATATAAAATGGAGAAGAACCAAATATTAGAGTATATTGTTGCTAATAAAAAATCTATTAAATTGAGATTAATACAGAACTGATGAAATCTTTTTCACAATTTTTAACAGAAACTACTGCTACTCAGCAAGCTGCCCGTTTAGGATTAGAGGGTGATGGGCATGGTGGGTGGTATGATAGAACATCTGGAGAATTTGTAGCAAAGACTGTAAAGGGGACTTTAAAGTTTTACAATAAGAGGCAGAGAGTAGGGCAACAGGATCCTGCACAGTCTGAGCAAGAAAGAAATTATTCAGATCCAAATACTCAAGTTCCACCAGAAGGTCAACAACAAGCACAACAAGCACAACAAGCACCTCCTGCAGAACCTACTCCTGAAGAAATAGCAGCACAGGAAGAACAAGCTGCATTAGAACAAGAGCAAGCTATTAAGGACAATCTTCAAAGTCCAGAT